GTCCCAGTGGCCGATGAGGCCGAGGCCGCCACCCTCGCCCCGGACCCCGAGACCGGCACCCGCCGCCGCAGCCGGAAGCGGCCGGCGGCCTGATGCTGACCCTCGCCAGCGGGCCGGCCGCGGAGCCGGTCACCCTCGCCGAATTGCGCGCGTGGCTCCGCCTGGACGCCGCCAACCTCGAGCCCGCCCCGATGAGCGCCCCCGTCGGCGCCCTGGTCGATCCGGCCGCCGCCGGCGACAAGTCGGCCGGTGCCTATCGCGCCCGGTGCACGTTCGTGACGGCGGACGGCGAGACCGAGCCCGGGCCGGTCTCCGCGGCCGTCGAGATCGAGGACCCGGAGGTCAACGGGCAGATCGTCTGGACCGTGCCGACGGGCGGCGCGGCCGTCACCAGCGTCCGGGTCTACGTCACCGCGGCCGACGGCGACGAGTTCTTCCTCGCGGGCAGCGTGGCGAACGGCGAGACCGAGTTCACGGACAACGTCGCGGACGACGACCTGGGCGCCGGTGCCCCGACCGAGAACACGACGGGCGACCCCGTCCTCCTGTCGGTCCAGACCGCCGCCCGCGAGCACTTCGACGGCGAGCAGGGGATCCTCGGGCGCGCCCTCATCACCCAGACCTGGGACCTGCGCCTCGACGCCTTCCCGGTCTGCGACATCGTGGTCCCCCTGCCGCCCCTGCAGGCCGTCGAGGAGCTCGTCTACATCGACCCCGACGGCGCCGAGCAGACGCTCGCGGCCGAGGCCTACGAGGTCGACGCCACGCGCGAGCCCGGGGTCGTGCGGCCGATCTACGGGACCTCCTGGCCCTCGACCCGTGCCGTCCCGAACGCCGTGCGCGTCCAGTTCACGGCCGGCTACGGGGACGCCCCTGGCGACGTCCCGGCGACCCTCCGCGCGCGCATCAAGGCGCTGGCGGGCCATCTCTACGAGCACCGCGAGACCGTCGACCAGGAGCTCGTGAGCGCGATCGACGCCTCGGTCGTCTCGTACCGGATGAGCCTCGTCTGATGAAGGCCGTCATCCACATCAATCCCGCCAGCCAGCTCCGCCCGATCGCGGACGCCATGCAGGCCGGTCTCGAGCGCCACGGCATCGCGGTGACGAACACGATGCCGAACAAGCCTCAGCCCTGCGACTTCGCGGTGGTCTGGGGGGCCAGGCAGGACAAGGTGTTTGCGGCCGGGCCGCCGGTCCTGGTCATGGAGCGTGGGCACGTCGGCGCCCGGATGACCCTGGTCTCGGTCGGCTGGGACGGCCTCGCCCGCCGCTGCCGCTATCCGGTCGCCACGGACGGCGGTGCCCGGTGGCGCGAGCGCTACGGCTCCCTGATGCAGCCCTGGCGGCGCCTGGACGACGGCCACGCCCTCATCATCGGCCAGGTCGACAGCGACGCCTCCCTGACGCTCCAGGGGCTCAAACTGAAGCCCTGGGCGACCGAGGTCGCAGTCCGGCTCACCCGGCTCGGCTGGAGTGTCCGCTACCGGCCCCACCCGCTCGGGGACGGCTGGGTGCCGCCCGGCGTGGCGCGCTCCTCGCGCGAGACGCCGCTCGAGGCCGACCTCGCCGGCGCGGCGGTCTGCGTGACCTACAACTCCACGACCGGCGTCGAGGCCGTCCTGGCGGGCGTGCCGACCATGACCCTCGATGAGGGCGCGATGGCGTGGCCCGTCGCGAGTCACGGCCTGGCCGAGCCCCTGGTCACGCCGGACCGTGACGCCTGGGCTGCCGACCTCGCCTGGTGTCAGTGGAGCGTCGAGGAGCTCGCCTCCGGCGCCGCCTGGGAGGCCGTCGCGCCACTCATGCACGGACGGGTCGCCGCATGATGGAAGCCGGCGCCCTCCGCAACCGGGTCTCGATCGAGGCGCCGCCGACGGACCAGGACACGTCGGGCGCGCCGACGGGCCCGTGGTCGCTGGTGACGATGCTCTGGGCCGCCATCGAGCCCCTGCAGGGCCGGGAGTACTACGAGGCCAGCCAGCACCCGTCCGCGGTCGATCACCGGATCCGGGTCCGCTACACCGCCGGCATCGCGCCCGCGATGCGCGTGCGCTTGGGGGAGCGGCTCTTCGACATCGAGGCCGTGATCGACGTCGGCGAGCGGCGCGAGCAGCTCCACCTGATGGCCAAGGAGCGCCGGTAGTGGCTGAGCCCGTCCGCGGCTTCGCCGAGCTCGACCGCGCCCTGGCCGAGCTGCCGCACGCCGTCCAGGTCAGCGTGCTCGGCGTGGCGGTCGCGCGCGGGGCCGACATCATCCGGCACGGCGCCGGGAACCGCGCGCCCGTGGGCAAGGGCGACCTCGCGGGCCTCATGACCTACGAGATGGAGGCCATCCGGGACGGCATCACGGCGCACATCGGGCCCGCGAAGGAGACGTTCTACGGGCTCTTCCAGGAGTTCGGCACCTCGCGCCATGCCGCGCAGCCCTTCCTCCGGCCGGCGATCGACGAGGACGGCTCGCGCGCGGTCCAGGTCCTCGCCGTCGAGCTCGGCCGCGGCATCGAGCGCGAGGCGAAGAGGCTGGCGCCGGCGATCCGATGACGACCTTCTCGGGCCGGAAGATGTCCCAGCACCCGGAGGAGCTCCTCGACCTCCTCCTGCTCTTCAAGGCCGAGAAGGTCACCCGCTATCTCGAGCTCGGCGCGCGCGACGGCGACACCTTCCACGCCGTCATGGGCTCGCTCCCCGAGGGCTCGACGGGCGTCGCGGTCGACCTCGAGGACGGCGCCTGGGGCCGGAAGGATAGCCGCCCGGCCCTCGAGCGCGCGGTCGCCGACCTCCAGGCGCGCGGCTACAACGCCTCGGCGGTGTTCGGGCCGACCAACACGCCCGCGACCCTGAACCTCGTGGCGCGCCGCGGCCCGTACGACGCCTGCCTGATCGACGCCGACCACCGCTACAAGGCCGTCCGCGCCGACTGGCTGGCCTACGGCGATCTCGCCCGGATCGTCGTCTTCCATGACATCGCCGGCGAGGGCGAATCCGACAAGCATCGCGGGTATCCGGTCGAGGTGCCGCGGCTCTGGCAGGAGCTGCGCCAGGAGCACCGCTACGTCGAGATCGTCGCGCCGAAGAGCACGTTCGGCCTCGGGGTCATCCTCCGATGACGACGCCGGAAGAGGCGGTCGTGGCCGTGCTGGGCGCGGACGCCACCGTGACGTCGCTCGTCGGGACGCGGATCTACCCGCAGATCATCCCGTCGGGCAACACGCTGATGCCCGCCATCGCCTACCAGCGGATCAGCGACTTCCCGGTCCGCACGCTGATCGGCAAGAGCGGCCTCGAGCGGCCCCGCATCCAGATCGATTGCTACGCCAATGGCTACCTCGAGGCCAAGCGGATCGGCAAGGCCGTCCGCGACGCGCTCGACGGCTACCGCGCCCCGGTCACGGTGGGCGAGGAGCAGATCCGCATCGCGGCCCAGATCGTCGCGGACCGCGACTTCTACGAGTCCGACACCCGGCGCCATCGCTACTCGCTGGATGCCGCCGTGTGGGCGCACGAATCGACGCCGGCCGCATAGAGAGGGGAGGGGCGAACCATGGACGCGAACGGACGCAGCGAGGCTCTCGAAACCCAAGGGACGACGCTGGCGCGGATGCTGACGTCGAGCGGCACCTTCGCCTTCGTCAACGAGACCTCGCCGGTCTCGAACAAGATCACGCGCGCCACGGGCAGCTTCATCGATGACGGCTTCGTGGTCGGCGACGTGATCACGACCGACAGCGTGGCGAACGACGGGCCCTTCACGATCACGGCCGTCGGCGCCCTCGAGCTCACGGTCTCGGAGAGCGTGACGGACGAGGCGGCGGTGCCGGTCGTGATTTCGACCGAGGTGCTGCTCGGCGAGATGACGGACTTCGACGGGCCGGGCGGCTCGGCCTCCGTGATCGACGTGAGCCATCTGCTCTCGACGCGCAAGGAGAAGCGGATGGGCCTGGCCGACGAGGGCCAGTTCACGTGCAACGTCAACTTCCTGCCCGGCGACCGCGGCCAGACGCTGATGCGCGACGACCGCGCCGCGCGCTCGGAGCAGGTCTTCCGTCTGCACCTCACCGACGAGGACGACAGCTACCTCGAGTTCCATGCGTTTGTTCTCGGGTTCGCGATCTCCGGCGGGGTCGACGCCAAGGTGAACGGCAAGCTCACGCTCGAGATCACGGCCGAGGTGACGCAGGAGACGGCGGCGTAGGAGGCCGCGCTTTATGACACTGACGCGGGAAGCGATTCTCGCCGCCGAAGACCGGCCGGCCCAGAAGGTCGATGTTCCCGAATGGGGCGGGTCGGTCTTCGTGCGGGCGCTCAGTCTGAAGCAGCAGGCCGCCCACGAAGAGAAGGCGCGCGGTCAGACACCCGAGCGGGTCGCGGTCCTGCTCGCGATCACGTCGACCGTGGACGAGAACAGCGTCCCGATCTTCAAGGACGAGGACGCGCCCGCCCTCGAAGAGAAGAGTTCCGGGGCGGTCCAGCGGATCGTCAAGGCCGCCATTGCCCTCAACGCCATGTCCGAGGCCGAGATTGAGGGCCTCCGAAAAAACTCCTAGCCCGGCCGGAGCGGCGCTTCATCTTCCGTCTCGCCCGCGACCTGGGTATGACGGTGGCCGATCTCCTCAGCCGGATGAGCGCGCGGGAGTTCAACGAGTGGACGGCGTACTACCAGCTCGAGCCTCTGGGCGAGCAGCGCGACGACCTCCACGCCGGGATCATCGCGGCGACGGTGGCGAACAGCGGCTTCGCTCAGCCGAAGCGGGCGGCGACGCCGGCCGACTTCATGCCGTTCCGGGACCGCACGCCGCGCGACGAGTCGATCGCGCTGAGCCAGCGCGTGCGGGCGGCGCTCGTCGGCCTCAAGCCCAAGGCCGCCAAGAAGAAGGCGAAGCCCGCGCCGCGCACGCGCGCTCGACGGTGAAGTAGATGGCGACGATCGGAAACCTCGTCGTCGACCTCACCGCGAACACGGCGGCCTTCAAGGAAAACATGGAGGTCGCGCGCCGCCTGACGCGCGGGGCCGGTGAGGACTTCCGCACCGCCTCGGGCCACAGCCAGAACTTCGGCCGCGTCATGAACGAGACGGGGAAGCTGACCCGCGAGTTCGCGATCGCCGTGCACGAGATCAACCCGGTCCTCGGGGAGATGGTGAGCCGCAGCGCGGACGCGGCGCTCTCGGCGACCCGGCTCGGCGTCGCGCTGGCGGGCATCGCGGCCGGGGCCGCCGTGCTCGCGGCCGCCGTCGCGGGCTACATCGAGAAGATCAAGGAGGGGCAGCAGTTCCAGGCCGCCTTCAACCTGGCCGTCCGGTCCGGTGACCTCGGCGCCCTCCGCAACATGTACGGCGACGCGCTCAAGCAGATCGAGGAGTACACGGTCAAGCAGCGCCAGGCGACGCAGGCGATGACGGACTTCCGGAGCGCCGCCGAGGTCGTGGTGAGCTTCTGGCAGACCACGTTCTCGTCGGGGGTCGGCGAGGCGACGAAGCGCCTGCGCGAGCTCGCCGAGGCGATGCCGACGCTCATCTTCCGGGAGTCGGCCGCGGCCGCCGCTCAGCTCGATAGCGCCCTCGCTGGCACCGCGCGCTCCGCGGCCGCGCTGAGCCAGACGATCGCGGCGTCGCAGGGGCGCGGCACCGGGACGCTCGACGCCCTGAGCGGCCGCCAGGTCGCCGAGGCGATGCGCGGCGCCCGGGCCGACATCGACAAGGCCGGCGTCGAGCGCGACAAGGCGATCACGGAGGCCCAGGGCAAGCTCGACACCGTCCTGAAGAGCGGCGCCACCCAGCAGGACAAGGACGCGGCGCAGAACCTCTTCGGGATCTCATCCTCCATCGCGAACGACACCTTCGACCGGACGAAGCGGAACATCCAGCGCGCCCTCGACCTGACCATCGCGCAGATCA